GAAGGTCCTGCACGGTGCAGGGGATGCCGCTCCCGTAGGAGCGGACACCCGCGCATCGTTCAGGCGCTGATGGTGCGCGCTTGGATCGGCGCAACGACGTCGCCACGGGCGCGCAGCGTCGGCTCAACGATCGAGCGGACGGCTTCGGCGGTCAGGGGGGTGTCGCACTCACCGGAACCCAACCGGAGTTGCTCGACGAGGACGTCGATGAGCGCCGCCTTGGACAAGCGGGTGAGGTAGGCAGCGTCAGCGCCGCGCACGGTGATGGTCTTCTTGAGTGGCATGGTGGGTGTCTCCTGTTCAATGGTTGCGAACGTCGGCACGTCGCCGACCCGTACAGTATGGCACAGGCATCGGCAATCCGCAAGCACTTTCGAGAGCCATTTCGGAAGGTACTTTCGAGTGCACTAGGGGGGGGGTTGAGTGACCCTGTACAGGATGGGCAGAATGGGGGCATGGAACAGCCCCAGAGCCACGAGAAGCCCGCAGCCAGGAGGAAGCCAGGACGCCCCACCAAGGAGCAAGCCGAGGTAATCGAAGGGCTGAAAGAGAAGTGGCTTGAGGCGTACAGGCAGGACGGGTGGACGGCAGCCTGCCACCTCGTGGGGGTCAGTTTCAGCACGCCCTCGTGGTGGAAGCACCACGACGTCCACTTCCGCGAGGCGTTTGAGGAGGCGCAGCCCGCGGTAGCCGACCGCATGGAGCGCCTCGCCGAGGAGTGCATCCAAGGCACGCGCGAGATGGACCGGGCAGCCATGACCCTCCTCATCTTCCGGCTGAAGGCGCTCCGCCCCCACCTGTACAGGGACCGCGTCAGCCTCGAACACACGGGAGCCGGCGGGGGCGCGATCAAGGTCGAACAGGGGGGCGACGCCGGCCGGGGCGCGCAACTCCTCGAAGAGTGGGCCGGACGCCTCCGGCAGCCCACCGGGAACTGACCATGCCTATGCGCGACCCCCAGTGGGAGACGCCGATGCACGAGTCGATCATCCGGCGCCTCGGCAACGCGCTCCGATCCATCATCGACCGCAAGGACGCCGAAATCATGGTCCTCGAACGCGAGGTGGAACTGATGCGGCAGCGCATCCTCGCCCTCGAAGAGCGCCTCGAAGCCGAGGCCGGGGTCCCGGCGCACCGCATCCCATGACCACGCCACACGAGGAAGTGCTCGCCCTCATGCACACGCGGGCGTTCCTGTTCGACCTGCTAGACACCTCCGCCACGCCGAGGGTCCCGCGCCCGGTGCGCGAGCGCGCCCGCGCCTGCCTGCGCCACTTCCCGCTGCTGCCGGGGCAGGAGCACGCCTCCGCCCTCCTGGAGCGCGCCTGGGCTCGTGGCGGGGCTGGTGGGCGCAAGGCCGGGGACGCATGACCGACGCGGTCCTCGCCCTTCGCCGGGCCGTTCTCGACGCCAAGGATGCAGACCGGGCCGACCTGCGCGCGGCGTTTGCGGGCTCATTCGCCGCATGGTGCGAAGCCTGCGCGTGGACCTACCGGGTGAAGGAACTCGACGAGACGGGCCGCGAGCGCCCGGCGCGGATGCCGAACGTCCCCTTCACCCTGTGGCCCTGCCAAGTCGAGGCAGCCGACGCCGTCATCGAGAGCGTGACGAACGGCCGCGACGTCGTGATCAAGAAGTCCCGCGACATGGGCGCGTCGTGGCTCATGTGCGCGATCGCCACGTGGGGGTGGATGTTCCACGGGTGGCAGACGTTGCTCGTGAGCCGCGTCGAGGACCTCGTGGACCGCACAGGCGACCCCGACTCGCTGTTTTGGAAGATCGACTACCTCGTGACCGCGCAGCCATCGTGGCTGCTGCCCTGCCCGTCGGGGGACCTTGAGAAGGGCAAGAAGTGGCGGCAGCACCTGATGCTGCGCCATCCGACCACGGGCGCGACGATCGCCGGGCAGGCGAGCACCGAGCACATCGGCCGAGGTGGCCGTCGCACCATGGTCGTGTTCGACGAGTTCGCGGCGCTCGACAACGCGGCAGCAGCGTGGCGCAGCGCGGCCGACTGCACGTCGTGCCGGGTGGCGAACAGCACGCCCATCGGCGCAGGCACGGAGTACGCGCGCCTCGTCAGCCAGGCGAGGCTGCATGGCGAGCCGACCCTCGTCGAACTCATGTACCACGCGCACCCCGAGAAGGGCCGAGGGGCCGAGGTGCGGATCGATGACGATGGCGAGGTCACCGGGTTCGCCGGGGCCGAGTACACGTGGACCCCGTGGCTTCAGGACCAACTCCGGCGTCGCGACAGGATCGACCTGTGTCAGAACGTCTTCGCCGAGAGCGTCGGCAGCGGCGCGTCGTTCTTCAGCGCCCACGTGGTCAGCACCCACCGGGGGGCGCATGGCCGGGAGCCGAGGCGCTGCGAGGTGCTTCGGGGCCGCTTGGAACAGCACCCCGAGGGACGGTGGCGGGTGTTCACCGAGCCGACGCGCACGACCGAGTACGTGGTGTTCCTCGACCCGTCATACGGTACGGGCAACGCGAACGCGGCCGCCTGCATCATGGACGCCGAGAACCGGGAGGTGGTCGCCGAGTTCGTGGACCCGAACATCAGCACCTACGACCTGGCGCTTGAGATCGCGCAGATTTGCCGCAAGGTCTACAAGGGGCGGAGGGAGCCGCTTGTGGGGTGGGAGATCAACGGACCGGGCGCGAACCTCCAGCACGACTTCGAGCGCGCGCAGTACCGGACTGTGTACAGGGAGCGTCAGACGGGCACGAAGACCGAGAGTCGTACACGTCGGGTGGGGTGGAACTCGACCAAGCGCACCAAGCGGGTGCTTCTCGGCGGGTTGGCTCGTGCCATGGCGCAGGGCGAATGCTGTATCCCGAGCGAGGACACACTCGACGAGATGCTCGAATACGTGGTGCTTGAGGATGGCAGCATCGAGGCAGGCAGTCGGCGTGACGAACAGTCGGGTGCGCGAGAGGCTCACGGCGACCGGGTGATCGCGACCGCCGGGGCGCTGATGCTCTGCGACGAGGCCGGGTACACGGCCGAAACACCCCCCGCATACGAACGGGATACCTTGGGGGCTATTCTGAAGCACGATGAGATCCAAGATGGCTAAACGCAAGCGCGGCCCATCCTTGTCAGTTGGGCGAGCAGAAAAACTTTCGGTCAAGGCGGGCGGCGGGCTGACGGCGAAGGGACGTGCCAAGTACAACCGGGCGACCGGATCGAACCTCAAGGCTCCGACCAAGGACAAGTCGAGCGGCCGTCACAACTCATTCTGCGCTCGATCGCGGTCCTGGAAGGGCGAGCGCGGGCTCGCAGCACGCAGAAGGTGGGGATGCTGATATGGCGAAGAAGAACTCGCTCGTCGGAAACATCAATCGTCGCAAGCGACTGGGCATCTCGCGCCCCAAGTCGCAGTCAACGGTCAGCGCGAAGTCATATTCCGCCATGAAGCGCGGATGGAAGAAGAGGAAGTGATGCCGAAGGTAGGAAAGAAGAAGTTCCCGTACACCGCGAAGGGCAAGGCCGCAGCCAAGTCCTACGCGAAGAAGACTGGCAAGAAGATGTCGAAGAAGATGGGCTACTGATGCCGTTCAAGAGCAAGGCACAGCAGGGCTTCATGTTCGCGACCATGCCGAAGACGGCCAAGAAGTGGGCGAAGAAGACCAAGTCCATGAAGAGCCTCCCGGCTCGCGCGAAGAAGAAGGGAGGTCGCAAGTGAAGAAGGGCAAGAAGAAGGGCGGCAAGAAGTGTTGATTCGCACCTCCAAAGGCGACTATGTTCCGATCTCATCTGTTCATCACATCTCTCCGATCGGTAGTGACCTGGTTCTCTACACGACTTTGGGGCAGACATTCCACGTGTCGGGCGCAGACGCGGAAGCCGTGCGCTCGCTCATCATCACTCGGCCGGCAAAGCCCGGCAGGAAGGCCACGCATGTACGGCAAGAAGAAGAAGGCGGGTAAGAAGGTCGGCGGATCCGCCGGAAACCGTCGCGGCATGCACGGCCACGACAAGGGCGGCAAGGGCGGCGGCTTCGGTGGTGGCAAGGGCGGCGGCTTCAAGAAGTGATCGATGCTTTCATTCGACCTAGCATCCCTTCAGCGTGAGATTGACGCGGCGGAAGACTTCCGCGATCGCCACATCACCGAGTGGCGGCGTCTGATCGAGCGTTACCACGGTCCTGCCTTCAAGCCAGGAAACGAATCCGAAGACGATCCGGAGAACTTCGTGCATGAGTACGTGGCTTTGCTGTTGCCACGCATCATCCACGACAGCCCGAAGATTCGCGTGAAGAGTGCGCGCCCTGTCACGCAGGGCCAAACGGCCCCGCTGATGCAGGTCGCCATGAATCGCTGGGTCAAGATGACCAAGATGCGGCGCACGCTTGAGCGGATCGCGGTGGACATGCTTCTCGGCTTTGGCATCGGGATGGTGGTCAACGAGCCGCGCAAGGGATACCGGGCATCGGACGATGCAGATCCGTTCCTGCCTCGCCTGTACCGCATCAGCCCGGATCGGTTCTTCATCGATCCGGCAGCGACAAACACGGAAGATGCCCGGTATATGGGGCATTGTTGGACGATCGACAAGGAAGACCTCCTTGCGATGGCGGATGCACAGGATGGTTGGAACGTCGAAATCATCGAGGGCATGGGCGCCAACAGCGGCCTCGACGAACTGCGTGATGACCTGGACACGCGGCGCGAAATCCCTGATCGCAAGGAACTTGTGTTGTACGAGGTGTGGGTTCCTGAAGTGCGCGATGCTTCGGTCGAGGCCCTCGACATGGCAGCCGGCGGAGGTATGTTCAACGGCACGATCTACACGGTGCTGAAGGGACAGTCCTCGACCGGAAAGGCGACCTACGAGTTCGCTCGTGAGCCTCGCCCATACTGGGGCCCGCGATCGGGCCCGTACACCATGTTTGGCGTCTACACGGTTCCGGATGACCCGTATCCCCTGTCTCCGATCTTGGCCCTCGTGCCGCAGATGGATGACGTGAATGCCCACCTGCGGGCCATGCGGTACAGCGCGAGTGCATACAAGCGCATCGTCGCGGTGGACAGCCGTAACCCCAAGTTGGCACAGGACATACGGGACAAGGATGACCTCTTTGTGGTCATGGTGGATGGTCTGGATCCGACCAACGTCGTGCCGCTCGAGGTGGGTGGCATCACGCAGCAGCAGGTGGCGTATTCGCAGCAGGCGCAGGATCGCCTAGACCGGGTGTCAGGCATCCACGATGCCATGCGCGGCAACGTGACCGGGCAGCCCACGGCAACCGAAATCGCCATTGCCGAGAGCAGCAGCGGCCTTCGCATGGCCCATCTCAAGAAGCAGTATCAGGAAGCCGTCAATGACGCCCTGCTGACGGCTGCGTGGTACTTGTTCCACGATCAGAAGGTCATGTTCCCGCTTGGCCAGGATGGCGTGGCTGTCATGGGTGAGGCGGAACCAATCTTCAGCCCGATGGTGCTTCAGGGAATGTTCGACGATCTCGAACTTGAGATCGAGGCCATGAGCATGGAGCGCGTGAGCGAGGCCGTCATGCAGCGCCGCGCGATCGAACTTCTGCAAGTCATTGGAAACATCAGCCAGTCGGTGATGGCCGCGCCGCACGTCAAGTGGCGAGAGGTGATGAGCCTCGTCGGAGATGCGCTCAACATCCCAACTCTCGGAGATCTGATCGACGTGAGCATGGCAAATCAGATGCGCGCCGGCGCGGCGCAGGGCGCTGCAATGCAGTCATCGCAGCAGCGACAGGGCGAGAGTCCGCAGGCCATGATGCAGAAGTCCATGAACCGCACTTCGTAAATCGACCATGCCACTGTATCCTTTCATCAATGCCGATGGCTCGTGCGCTGAATTCGTGTTCAGCATGAAGGACGCACCGTCAATCGGAATGACTGTCACTATCGATGGGACGGACTGGGTTCGCGTCGCGAGCGACTTCACGGTCGATCCTGGCTCGAACAGATACCAGTACCCCTATGTGTCGAACGCACTTCCTCGCAACCTCGAGGGGTGTCCGAAGACCAAGCAGGGGAAACCCGTTGTCATGTCGCGGCGACATGAACGCAACATCGCCGCACGTCACGGATACGCCAAGGACTAGGACACGATGAGTGAACCCGAAAGCCAGGTTGTAGAGGTCGAGCAGGACAACAAGCCTGCCGACGCTGTCACTTCGTCAAAGCAGACCGACACCGCAGAGGAAGACGCAATCCTCGATCGGCTCATGTCCAGCAACGATGATGTTGCTGAACCGGAGCCTGTGCCGGCCAAGGCCGAGACACCAGAACCAACCGCCGCACCGAACCCGGATCGCGAGCGGGCAATCGCCGCCCTCAAGAGGGATGGCGTTCCCCAGTCCATCATCAGCCAGACGAGCGACGAAGATCTGCTTGCATGGGGGCTCAAGGCCGCCAAGCGACAGGCCGACGTCGATGAGTTCGGCAACAAGATGAAGGAACTGGAGAAGAAGGTTTCCAAGTCAAGCGATACAGCGAAGAAGGAAGACGCGGCAGAGCAGGAGGACGGCAATGATGCCGAACCCTCGAGCGACGTCGAAGAGTCGGCTTCAGACGCCAACGATCCGCTTCACGACGTGGAAGAACTTCTCGGAAAGGACGCTGCCAAGCCGTTGCGGGCCATGGCTGACGAACTTTCCAAACTGAAGCAGTCCCAACAGGATCTGGTTCAGCAAGCGTATGCGGTTCAAGCGGAGTCTGCCGAGTTCAGGTTGCGAGGTCTATATGGCGACAAGTCGCCAACCACCGAGCAACTGCACGCGGAAGTCGCCCGACTTGGATCCGCCAAACCAGGAGCATTCACCTCGGTGTTGCAGATGGTGACGGAGGCTTTCTCCAATCTGACCGGAGTCAGCCCAGAGGAGGCGAGTCGCGCCCCCGCGAAGCGATCGAACGTGCAGCCAACCCCGGCAAAGGGCGTGTCCCGAGCCGAACGGCCCGTATCGAAAGCGGATGCAGAAGACGCGATCCTCGAAGCCCTGCTTGATGGCAAGCCCGCCGCCGAAGCACGCCGATTGACCAGAAAGTGAGCAAACCATGGCTGGTACCCCCATCCAAACATTCAACGATTTCATGAACGCAACGGGTCCGACGTACATCACGTCGGCGGACGCAGTGATCAACGAGGCCGTCAAGAACACCTACGCCTTCAGCCGTCTTCTCAAGGAGAAGACCAGCGAAGCAACGGTTCAGGGCGGCAACGAAATTCGCGACGTCATCATGTTTGATGACTCCTCGACCTACGATCACTACCTTCCCAATGACACCTTCAACTGGCGCAACGCGCAGACGCTCGACACCATTCGAGTGCCGTGGCGCTTCAGCATCGACCACATGGCGTGGACTGACCACGAGGTCGAACTGAACGGTGGCGAAGGCGCTGGCCGCGATTACGTGAAGTCGCAGTACAAGCGACTGAAGCGGACGAAGGAACAGCGCATGTGGACGAGCCTGATCAACGGCTTCGAGAACGATCTGTGGGCCACCACGTTCGGCAACTACACGAACATGGAGACCGCCGGCGGTCGCCTGCCCTACAGCCTGCCTGCGTTCATCACCGAAGTTCCTGACGCCGGCAACACGCTCGGCCTGCGCGGTGGCAAGCCCATCGGCTGGACGAACGTGATGAACATCGACGTCAGCACCGAGGACCGTTGGACCAACCAGATCTCGTACTACGACCCCGACATGGCATACAACGCTGCCAAGGTCGAGGCGACTGGCGTTCAGAACGTGGGAACCGGAGCGAGCGGTGACAACTACTCCACCACGATCTTCAATCTGATCGCGGCGTTCGATGACATGTTCCTCAAGTGCGACTTCCAGCCGCCGAGCACGAAGCAGGAATACTTCGAGAAGCCGGCTCTGAATCGACAGATGATTCTGTGCTCGCGTCTCGGCCTGAACCAGTACAAGTCTGCTCTCCGCAGCAGCAACGACACGCTGGTTTCGTATCAGGATGCTGCGTACAACAATCCCGCGTATAGCGGCATTGAACTGATGTACTGCTCGAATCTGGACACCGCTGCCATCTTCCCCGGTGGCACGAATCGCACCACGTACAACCAGGACATCAACGCAAGCACGACTGGCGCAACTGAAAGTGCGGCTGTCGATGAGGGTGCTCGCTACTTCTGGGTGAACGGTAACTACCTGACCCCCATCTATCACGCTCGTCGCTACTTCGAGAAGCACGACGTGCTGCGTCACCCCAACCAGCCCTTCACCTATGTGCAGGTGGTGGATTGCTGGTGGAACCTGTTCTGCAACAGCCGTCAGCGCCAGGGCATCGTCGCCCCGCTGGACTCCTCGGCCTCCTGAACCTGAAGGGGGGCGGTCGGTAACCCCGGCCGCCCCCATCACCACACAGAAAGGAATCAAACATGATTCATGCTCCAACAGCAGGGCCGATCGGCCTGTCACCGCACGGCACTATCGCAAGGATGATCAACCGCGACTCGGCCACTCTCGCCATCGGCGACGTGGTCGGTCTGTGGTTCTCTGGCAGTTCCGCGTTCTCGCTCACTCCGACGTCTGATGCGGCTCTTCGTCTCTCGCCACTCGCTGGCGTGGTCAAGACCGACTCTGCCGCCATGGACTATGGCTTCATCGGGGTGGTTGTTGACCTCGGTTCGCTCGCCGGCGTCACTGGTTCGGAGGTCAACGTGCAGTTTGGTGGCGTTGCTCTGGTGAACTGCCAGGCCGATGCCAGCAACGGGATCACCTACGGCCAGAAGTTGTGCATCAATGACAACGACTCGTTCAAGGGAACCCTCACGAACATCGGTAGCACCACTGTTACTGAAACCGTTCCGTCGATCGCCGTGTCGCTCGGAACGCTCGCGGCCGATTCCTCGGGCCAGGTTGCTGTTCTCATGCCTTCGGATCTGTGCTTCGGTGGCGTGATCGCCTGATTCACTTGGATACTCACCCGCTTGGGGGGGAAACCCCCCAGGCGGCTTTCAATGCCTACGTTCATCGAAGCCAAGAGACATGCGATCCTTGCAGTTGGCGGATATCCGTCGCTGGCTCCGGGGCAGACGCAGTCTGCGCGCCTTGCGGAGATCGTGAATCAGGCTGGACAGCACCTGTTCTCGAGGCCGTGGAGGTTCCGTGAACGCACCACGAAGTTCATCAGCCTTGTAGGAAACCAGTCGTATGTGGAACTGCCATCCGACTGCGAAGAATTGCTGTCGATCATTTCGACGCAGTCTTTGGGATACCTGATCGAGATGGTCACCCCAGACCACCTCGAGCAACTCCGCCAACTTGGACTGACCATGACGGGCCCTGGCGTGACCCATGCATGCTTCACCCGTCCACCGCCAACAACCGCCGGAGATGCGCTCCCAGCGGCGCGCATGGATATCTATCCGACTCCATCCGCTACCGTGGCGGATGCCATTGCCGTGCGATACAGGGCTGCGTGGGAAGAGATCTCGTCCGGAGCGGCGGATACCTACGTCATTCCTATTCCGAAGTACGCAGACGCCCTTCTCCTCGCGTATGTGCGAGCGTTTGCACAGGCGTATGAAGACGAGGGTCTTTCGATGAAGATTGCGGAAATTGAGGCAGGACCGCTACTTGCAACTTCACTGACCAAGGATGGATTGTTGCAGCGCGACATGGGTCGCATTCGACCAACACGTCCGGCAACTAGTCTCAATTGGACCAGACCCGATTACGGATACGTCCAGAACCCCAACTAACCAATGCGATTTCGCGGCTCATACAACCCATCATTTGTCTACATGACGAACGACATCGTGTATCACGATGGCTCCTCGTACATCGCCAGCAAGGTCGTGACCATCAATACGCCACCCCCGGCGGACGGATGGCTTGTGCTTGCGTTGGGAGGTCGAGATGGCAATCCAGGACTGCGTGGTGCAGCCGGCACAAATGGTCAGCCAGGCCGAGGAATTCCGGATGGCGGGTCTGTCGGTCAGGTTCTGTGCAAGACCGGAAATGACTTCTGCGACGCCCAGTGGCGCACTCTGGAGGCCGGTTCGGTTGGTGCGGCTGCTGCCAAGCATCGGCATTCGATTGCAGAGATCGACGGCCTTGAGGCAAGCCTTGGAATGAAGGCCAAGGCGTGGCACGAACACGACTTGGATCAGGTGCATGGGCTTCGCGCGGAATTGAATTTGCGCGCAGCGGTCAGGCACTCGCACACAAGTGAAGACATCTCCCCTGGCAACATGATGTGCACTGCGCTGTCGATCCGCTCCAACGCGAATGCGACCATCGCCATGCGTGGGGCAGATGGATCGTCTGGTGCGATCATCACGCATGACACGCATGAGACGTCGATCGATTCGACCGTTCCAGTCAAGATCGATGTGCAGGGACAGGAAGCCGCCGTGTTCCACGCCGGAAAGGTGATGACGCCTCTTCCCCTGTTCTGCCGCAAGATCAACACGACCGAAGGAATCAACCTCGGTAATGCATCCACTCCGAAGAGTGGCAGCGACACCGGCCAGCCCGGAGACGTGCGCTGGGACGCGAACTACATCTACGTATGCGTTGCGCGAAACACATGGCGCAGGACAGCACTTGAAACCTGGTGAGGTAAGACATGCCAAAGGGTGATTTCTACAACACGCTGAATGTGCTCGCGCAACTCAAGACCGAGCCGCGCGCGCTGCAATTGGCTTCGACAACCAATGCGACAGTGACCGCAAGTGCAGTGGCAATTTATGCGACCACGACTGTTCCTACGGCGTCTGGACGCGCTGCGTCGCATTGGATTCGCACAGAAGGCATGACATACATGAAGATCATGCCGTTCATTGCATCAACGGCTACAAGCCCAGCCATTCGCATAATTGGATGGAATCAGCATACCTCCAGCGGCCTGTATGTACCGCAAATTCTGTGCGATCTTTCGATCACGCTCACTGCCAACGACAACACGATCAACAGCGCAGCATTGCGCCAGGCGCGGTCGTTCACCAGGAACAATGGCGACGCAAAATTGTTCAACAGTGATGCAACGCACCTGTCCGGCGCGTTTGCTCTCATCGATACCTGCGGGTGTGGACTGATTGAAATCCACTATCGCGCAGCGAGTGTGTCTTCATCGCCGGCTGCAAACATGTTCTATTCAAGCCTCTGATGCATAGGACGCGCACATGGGAAATGGTCCCGCCGGAGTTGCGAGTTCGCAACAGAATTCTGCCCGTTAGTGGAGGCGACGGCTCCACGCTGTCGCTCGACTTCACATCAGGTGTGCTTGACCCGCGCTTCACCTTCTCGCGCAGCAGCACGGCCACACTTATCAATTCGCAGGGGTACTTGCAGTTTGCGAATGCAAACTTGATGACTTATAGCAATCCTCGCCAGACAGGAACCGCATGGCTTGCGTCTGGAACCGTTACTTGGGGCAGTAGCACACTTACTGATCCAACCGGAGGATCAGCAGCACAGTCAATTACGTTTGGAACTACTGGTTCTGCCATTTTCAACACAAGCGGAACTACTGTTGTTTCCGGAATCACGCATACTTTCTCGGTGTGGATGCGTTCCGCAACTGGAACCACGAATGTCAGAATCGGAGATGCAAATGTTGGTGTGGTCGCAACGGTAACTCTTACTACGACATGGCAGAGATTCAGTTGCCAGTACACGACATCTGGAACCAATGACGGTGGAGCGATTTATAGTCAGACTGGGACACCAAGCGCAGAGTTCTACGTATGGGGCGCACAGGTGCAACCGGGCAGCATTGTTGGGGAACTAATACAGACAAGCGGAACAATCAACACCAACGCTCCCCGCTTCGACTACGACCCGACCACGCTGGCTCCTCGCGGGCTGCTTCTTGAGGGAAGCGCAACGAACCTGACAACTAGGTCTGACGATTTCAACACAACTGTTAATGACGGTACTCAATGGTCGACCAGCGGTTACACATCCGGAACTTTGTCTACAACATTGCCGGATGGAACAACAGGAAACGCTCGTCGCATTTCAATTGCAAGCGGCTCTGGTTCATTCCGATCGCAGACCATAACCGTCACTGCAAACACGGCCTACACATGGAGTTTTTGGGCAAGGAACAATGGCGGTTCACAGGCCAGATACCGCGTTTGGAATGTGACTGCTGGGTCGAGCATTGTGGACTACACGCTTTCTGGCAACAACTATGTGTCGTCGATTGGCGGTGCAAACAACACATCATCTACATGGGTTCGGGTGTCTGTCCCATTTACCACCCCAGCAGGATGCACAGGTGTTTATGTGTATCCATGCAGCAGCGATAGTGGAACTGTTGATCTATTAGTTTGGGGCGCACAACTTGAAGCAGGCTCCGGCGGGGCATCCTCGTATATCCCGACAGGCACAAGCCAAGTTCAGCGAGCAACGGACACGATGACGATGGCTGACATCTCCGCTCTGAACTTCAATCAAAGCGGCGGAACGGTGCTAATGCAGGTAGAAGGAAACCCCCGCGATCAAGGTGTTTTCCCGCACTTCGCCGGGTTTGAGCAATCGCCATCGGGCCGAGGATGGAACTTCCTTCGACTGAATAACACATCCGCTGGCGTGTTGCGAATGCTTGGAACGGCATGGAATTCCGCAGGCGGAACGCTCATCAACAGCGCGAACCACACGCGCCCTGCCGGGCGGTTCAAGTTTGCTGCGACACTTGAGCCATCAGTTTCCCGGATGACTTATGTGATCAGCGGCGGTTCCGCGTTGGTTGATACCAGCACGGCTGGAACACTTGCAACAATCGGCTCACTGCGATTCAACAACACAACCGATACGGCGGCTACCGACTTTGGGTCTGTTTGGGTGTCGCAGTTCAAGTACTGGCCGACGGTTCTTCCAAACGCAACCCTTCAGAGTCTTACCGCATGAGTGATTATTACCTGCGAACTGAAACAGAAGCGCAAATGATGCGGTCGTTTGCGGACATCGGTGTTGAGGTGAAGCGCATCGATGGAGAGTGCCACGAACTTGACGGGCAGCGCATCGACATCGGCTGGATCGGCCCGGTGACCCGCATCGTGGACGAGGAGCCTGTGACCGACAACCGCGTCCATGCGAACCTGCGCGTAGCCGGGGAACTCACTCCGGAACAGATTGAGGCCCTTCCCATTCTCGATCCACCGCCATCAATTCCGATGAGGGTCTGGGCCTAACCAGGTTGCGACATGACCCTAGAAACAAACAACGCAACCGTACACCTGTCGTTCCGAGATTGGATCGCCATTGGCGCGATCGCGGTGACGATCCTTATCTCCCTTTTGGCGTCATACCTACACCACGATAGATTGCTGGTGCAGGTATCTACGCAACAGCAAGCCATGTCACACCGCCTCGACCGTATTGAGGCCAACCTTGATAGGAGCAAACCATGAAGTTCTTTGAAACCAACAGTTGGAAGACCACGGGCGCAGGTTTGAGCGCGATCCTCATTGCCGTCGGCTCGGCCATCAAGGCCCTGACCGACAACGATCCGACCACGACCATCGACGTCGGCGCGCTGGCAGCAGCCCTGATGGCCGGCGTCGGCCTGATCTTCGCTCGAGACAACGACAAGACCAGCAAGCAGGTCAAGGCTTGACCTGGCTGGGAGACGTCATACGTGGCATCCTTGAAGCAATCCTGCGGCTCTACGGCGGTTCGATCGGAAAGACGGTCGCCAAGGACGCCGTTCGCGATGAGGCTGCTCTGCGCCGCGCTGGCTCTCGCATTCGTTCATGGATGCAGTCGCGTGACCCTGGTCAGCGAGGGGGCTCCGATCAGGGTCGGCCCGGAGACCAAGGCTAGGGTGTATGTCTACGAAGACGGGCAATGGGTCCTGTCATCTAACCAAGTGATCGTTCCAGAGGGCTGGTACTGCGTGCCGCCTTCCTACGTGGAGAACAAGTAATGCCGACAACGATTCAGATCCGAAGAAGCACACAGAATGAATGGAACACCAATAGCAGCATTGTTCTTCTCGCGGGCGAGGCTGGCTACGAAACCGATACCGGCAACGTCAAGATCGGTGATGGATCGACTACGTGGGCGAACCTGAAGTATCAGTTGCCATACAACACCGGAGCGCGTACTTCGGTACTCACTGACACATTGACCATCGACAACGCCAATGATCGCGTTGGAATTGGCGCTGGTTCTCCGACAGAGAAACTGTCTGTTGGTGGCAACGCAGCCGTCAGCGGGAACATCACTGCTGGCGGCACTCTTGGTGTGGCTGGAAATGTCGCGGTCAACACTTCCGCGTTTACTGTTGCCGCTGCAACTGGAAACACGACAGTTGCAGGAACGCTTGGAGTCACCGGACTCACGACGCTTTCCAATGACCTCGCGATCAATCACACAGGAAGCGCCGACATCACTACGACCACGACCACCGCTACGGTATTTAATACCACCGCAACCACCCTGAACATTGGTGGTGCGGCGACAACGGTCGCGATCGGTGCTTCAAACGGAACCACAACCATTCCAGGATCATTGAGCGCAGGAGCAACAACGCTGTCATCGCTTGCTTTGACAACGGATCTTGCGATTGCACAGGGAGGCACCGGAGCAAGCGACGCAGCGGGTGCCCGGACAAACTTGGGATTGCTTGGTATGGCGCTTCAGGCGGCAAATGCAGTCGCGATCACTGGCGGAACGATCTCTGGCATCACGGATCTTGCTGTTGCTGACGGTGGTACTGGTGCAAGCACTGCGGCGACTGCTAGAGAAAACATCGGCGTGTATTCGGCTGAAGCGCAAGCGTCATATACCGGAACGCAAACGGTAACGCTGGCTCTGTCATCAGTTCCAATCGGCCAGATGTGGAGCAAGGTTTACACCCAGACGCAAAATGGAGGCAACCAAACTTTTACCCTGAACATAACACACAGTGGAGCAGAACGGGCAATTATTTTTGCCAGTGGCATTACCATTGGCGCAATCTCGTATGGGACAGCACTTGCAATTATTTCAGATATTGCGTTTTCGGGATCTAATAAAGTTTTCAATACGATTCTAACTGACCCTATCTCCGCATCTGTCGGAACAACTCTCTCGTATGGTTTTGGCAATATTGGTGCGACCACCCGATCATTCACCATATTCATTCTTCGTACCAAGTAATGCCATACCTCCCCGGCAAACTTCCGTACCGTGGATGGATCACGGATTGCCCGTACACGAGTGTGCCGGATGGGTATAGCGTTGACATGCTGAACATCCTCCCGGCGGATCCATTCCGCAGGAGGGTTCGCCTCGGCACCAGGCCAGCGATCAATCGCATCTTCAAGTTCGCTGGCGGAGCGCAGATCCAATGTTTGGTGCGCTGCATCTCCTACAACGGAGATCCACCAGTTCGCAAGGATCGCGTATTCATCATTGCTGGCGGCAAGGCGTACTACATGGATGCCAACGCCACGGCTCCGACGCAGATCACGAGAGTGAATGCAACAAGCAATGTCACTGCCGCGCAGTTGAATACGACTGGCAGGGTTTCTGCGGCGCAGCGTGGGCAGTATCTGTACCTTCTCGACACTACGTATTTCGGAACGGATCCGAACACCCGCAGTGCATACTGGAAGATCAATCTTCTTGATGCAAACTTGGAACTCTCGCACTGGAATCACGCACAAAACGGTCCTGAAGACAACATCCGGAAGCAGATCGGGTCGAACTATTACTTTGCACAAGCCATCCATCGCTTTGGCGCGCGCATCATGCTTGCGGGAGTCAAGGGTCTTGAAAACGTATGGTTCGGATCGAAAATCGACGATCCGGATGTTTGGGTTGCTGATGCGACTCCGACGAATGGCGAAGCGATTGCTGGAAATGTTGCCGGAACGACCATTGGTCCTGCCGGAGACGAGATCATTGCGATCATTCCGCTTGGCGAACAGTCGCTGTTGTTTGCCGGCAAGCGAAGTCTGACATACCTGACTGGCGATCCGTCGGTCGATCCGGCAAACACGAGACTCGCTGTCCTGTCAAACACGATCGGAATTGTGGGTCCAAAGGCATGGTGCGAAGGTCCCGAGAAGAGCGTCTACATGCTCGGACAAGATGGCCTGTATCGCCTGCGGCCCAACGACTTCAGCGTGGATCGAGCAAACCTGGTGAGCCTGAACAAGTTGGATTCGTGGTTCAACCAACTGCGATTCGATCTGCTGGATCCGGTGCTCCACTATGACGTCGAAAGGCGCGGAGTTTGGATCTTCCTGACACGAACAGACGGACCAGCCAACTCAACGCATCTGTTCTATAGCGAACAGACTGATGGCTTCTTCCCCATCAAACTCTATGACCCAGAGATGCCGGGCGTGACGAATGCGTGCCAGGCTCCGACATCTGATGGACGCAACCAAATTATGATGTGCGCCTATGGATCGATGCTTGGATTCTTCGATCAGAGGCTCGTGTCTGGTGTAGACGGATTCCCGGGTAGCGGGTATTCGGATCCCAGTGCTGCTGGCCCAACGACCGATGCCGCGCGTGCTGCCCAATTTATTCGCGCGCAAGTGAGCATCGGTCCGATGATCGCAACGCAGCCAAGCCTAGTGATGATCAAGGAAATTCAGGTCGAACTTGGAATTGATGACTATCTAGAAGTTGAAGAAATCGAAGGTCTCGCTGATCGCCCATACGCAGAACTGCATTGCGCCGAAACTGCAATGGAGTCGATCGCGTCAGATACCTCATCTGTGCTGTTTCAGGATTTAGATGAAGTATTCGACGGCAACGAGCCTGGCACTGGAATCGATGGCAATGGTGCTAGTGGCGCGTATGACTGCCACTACGCCCTGCGAGCAGCAGGGACATACGCTTCTCAAGACTCGTTTGTCTCGCTTGTGGATCGCAAGTACTACAGCACTGGGAACTTCTATGTGCTCGAGCGCATCGGCCTTGAAACCGTGCAGGATGAAAGCCTGGTAGTTGGAAATTGGTACGAGATTGCGACGGCTGGAACTACGACATGGACCGCGATAGGCGCATCTGCAAATACCGCCGGCACAAAGTTTCAGGCTACCGGGGTTGGTTCTGGCACAGGAACTGCCAAGACTCTTCGATGGGTCATTCGATTTGTGAATGCAACAACCGCGAATGGCGCATCCTCGCAGGTCGTACTGTTTGCCCAGAATGCTGGAAGCACTGGCATCGTGAGTGACGATGTCGAGGTCGGCTTGTACAACATGCTGACAAATAACACTTGGAGCGCATCCGCGACCGTTACTGCGACCGCTGACATCAGCGACTTCGGTGCGGCTGATATCACGAACCTCGGCAATCTGCGCGAGGGAATCAATAACCGAATGCGAGTTCGCAAGCGAACTGGTGCTGCTTACCTCCGGATCTTGACGGAGGGATACCCATTCGCCATTGAGCGAGTCGCTGCATATGTGGATCCGACAAGCGCACGGCGCGAGGTTGTCGCAGAATCAGACGCGCCGCTATGGAGGCCAACCTAATGGAACCAATTACAGCCCTCGCAATCGGCGGAGGAATCCTTGGAGGCGGAAGCATCCTTGGTGGAATCTTCGGCAAGAAATCAGCCGATGCACAGCAGAGGCGACTTGAGCAGTTGCGCGCACAAGCAAACAAGGAATACTCCGCACTCGGTAAATACAGCATTGCGGAAGGTCAGAAGATCCTTGATCAGTTTCTGACAGAGAGGTCTGCAAATATCGCGCAGTACAAGCCCGAGTATGAGTCGCTTATCGCCGACTTCGATTCTCGGTACAAGGAATTGAATACGTCATATTCCGCTGGAATGCGCGATGTGTACTCGCAGTTCGGTGGCGGAATGGCTGCTATTGAACGGCAGTATGAAGCCGGAATGGGAACTGCATACCAAACTATGGCCGGCGGTCGTGAAGCAACTCTTGCGACGATTCGCCGCGCGACGCAATCATCTGTTGCTAGGGCAACCCAATCGCAGGCATTGACCGGACTTGGCGGTACGACGTTCGGCCAGGCTGCCTTGTCCGCACTGGAACAAGAGGGTGCTCTTCGAGAAGGCGTGGTGCAGGAGCAGTATGCGTCACAACTGGCACAGATGCAGGCGCAGACCACTGCGGGACTGACCGGACTGGCGCAGCAGCGCGTTGGTGGTCTGACCAATTTGGAAAGGGAGCGAATCTCTGGAGAGCGTCAGATGGGTATTGCTGGGTTGACTGGCAAGGTCGGTATGCAAGAGTCTTTCTTGAATCAGATGCTCGGCCAAGCACAGCAGACAACCGCTTCAGCCGCCGGAATGAGGCAAGACATTCTCGGCAAATACACGAGCATCGAGGGCCAGCGCATTGGAGCGAGCCTAGGAATCGGGCAGCAACAGGCCGCACAATCCGGAGCGGGTTGGGCCGCTGCAAGCGGAGCCATGGGTGGAATCGCAAGCGGACTTGGTGGCGGCCTGATGATGGGCGGCCTCCTTGGCGCATTCGGATAATTCAAGGAGCAATCATGTACAAGCCAGAACCAAGAACAAGTCCATTTCCGCCAGCCGATCAAAGCCAATCATCTGGCATGGGAAACCGCGCTCTTGCGTTGGCAATCATGTCTGGGTTGGCAGGAGCCGGCGCAGGCATTGCAGCATCTGATCCGCGTCGCCCGTATGCTGGTTTTGGAACTGGCATGGCGACAGGCGCTGCTGCTCCACTGTCATTCGCCACGGCGGGATTGCAGCAGGCATTCAAGCAG